AAGTACCGCCCGAAGCCGGGGACGGGGAGGTGGTGGTCTGGAGGGATGGCACGTGGTTGGTGGTGCCCGATTACCGAGGCGTGGCTTACCGCACCACCGATGGTGCCGAGGTGACACATTCGATGCCTGGCGAACTGCCGGCCGAGCTGACGAATTTGCCGCGACCAAGTGCGGCCTATCTCTGGGATGGTTTCGTTTGGGTGCTCGATGCCGCGCGCGATCTGGCGATTCAAAGCCAGCAAGAACGGTCATGGATCGACAATGAACTGCATTGGGCGGGCAGAGAGATCGACAAGCATCTGGATGCTGACCCAGCCGCGCTCAACACGGAGCTGGCTTGGCGCACCTATCGCAACGAGCTGCGGGCCTGGCCTGGATCGTCGGACTTTCCGGCCAGTGATAAACGGCCGCTAAAGCCGGACGGATCGACCAACACCGCGTCCTGACGCCCCGCATTGCCGGGGCGTTTTCTTTTCCGTGTTGCACGTCATCGCACATCCCACTGCTTCGCTTATGCGGGGCTTTTTCGTTTCTGGAGCATCACTCTATGAGTTTCTTTCACGGCGTCACCGTGACCCTGGTGGATACCGGGGCACGCCACATCGCCACTCCGTCCGCGTCGATCATCGGCCTGTGCAACACCTTCACCGTGGGGCCGCCGGCCACTGCCGTTGCCAACGAACTGCTGCTGATCACCCGCGAAAGCGAAGCGGTGGCGGCTTGGGGCCCGGACGCGGCGATCACCCAGGACTGCAAGGCCATTTTCAAACGGTCCAAGGCGGTGATTGTCGCTGTCGGCGTGCCGCTGCTGGAAGACCCGGCCGAGCAGCTGTCCGCGATCATCGGCGGGGTCTGGGCCGACGGCAGCCGTACCGGCATGCAGGCGTTGCTCAACGGCAAAAGCAAGTTCAACGCCCAGCCGCGCCTGTTGGTGACGCCGCAGTACTCGGCGACGCTGGCGGTGGCCACCGAGCTGGTGGCGCTGGGCGACAAGATGCGGGCCATGGCCATCCTCGACGGGCCGAACACCACCGACGAAGCCGCGATCACCTATGCCGAAAATTTCGGCAGCAAACACGCCTACATGGTCGACCCTGGCCTGCAATTCTGGGACACCGGGACCAGTGCCACGGTCAATGCACCGGCTTCGGCTTGGACCGCTGGCCTGTTTGCCTGGACCGATGCCACCTACGGTTTCTGGGCCTCGCCGTCGAACAAGGAGTTTGTCGGCGTCACCGGCACCACGCGGCCGATCGAGTTTCTCGACGGCGATGCGTCCTGCCGGGCCAACCTGCTGAACAACGCGAACATCACCACGATCATTCGGGACGATGGGTATCGCTTGTGGGGTAACCGCACGCTGTCCAGCGACCCGAAATGGAAGTTCGTCACCCGGGTGCGCACGCTGGACATCGTCATGGACGCGATCCTCTACGCGCACAAGTGGGCCGTGGACCGCTCGATCACCGCGACCTACGTCAAGGACGTGACCGAAGGCCTGCAGGCGTTCATGCGCGACCTGAAGAATCAGGGCGCGATCATCAACTTCGAGGTCTATGCCGACGAAGAGCTGAACACCTCCAGCGAACTCAGCGACGGCAAGGTGTACTGGAACATTCGTTTCACCGATGTGCCGCCGGCCGAAAACCCGAACTTTCGCGTGGAGGTGACCGATCAGTGGATCACTGAAGTGCTGGACACCGCTGCCTAAGGAGGCCGCTTTATGATTCCGGAAGTGCTCTACAACACCAACCTGTTCGTGGACGGCATCAGCCTGCAAGGCGACGTGCCGAGCTTGACCCTGCCCAAGTTGACCCTCAAGACCGACGAGTACCGCGCCGGCGGCATGGACGCGCCGGTCGAGATCGACATGGGCACCGAAAAGCTCGAAGCCAGCTTCATCACCAACGGCGTGCGCCGCGAGGTGCTGAAGTTCTTCGGCCAGGCCGACCTGACCGGGTTCAACGCCTCGTTCCGGGGCGCCTTCAAGGGCCAGAAAGGTTCGGTCAAGTCGGTGGTCGCCACCCTGCGTGGCAGCCTCAAGGAAGTCGATCCGGGGGACTGGAAACCGGGTGAAAAAGGCGAGTTCAAGTACGCCGTCGCGGTGACCTATTACAAGCTGGAAATCGACGGCAGCGTGATGTTTGAAATCGACCCGCTCAACTCAATTCGCGTCATTGACGGCGTCGACCAATTGGCCGCTGTGCGGTCTGCCCTGGGCATGTAAGGAGCCACACCATGAGCAACGTGAAAGACAAAGTCCTGCCCAAGTGGCTGCAACTGGGCGATGGCATTGCCACCGTGGCCCTGTCCCGGCCGAGCCAGGCCAACGGCATTCAGGTCGACAAACTGACCTTGCGCGAACCGACGGTGCGCGAAATGCGCGCTGCCACCTTGCAGGGCGGTACCAACGAAGAAGAGCAGGAGATGGTCTTGTTCTGCAGCCTGGCGAGCATTGGCCGCGGCGATCTGGAGGGGCTGCTGATGCGTGATTACCGTCGTTTGCAGACCGCCTATTTTCGTCTGGGAGCAGACGACGGGGTTTAACCCCCGGCTGCAAAAGGCCCTGGCCAAACGCTTGGCCGTCGAGCTGAATTTTTCGGCGGCCGAGATTCAGAGCCTGTCGTTTTCCGAGATGGTCTGGTGGCTCACGGACTGAGCCCACCCCCGTTGCATATAGGTACCCTGCATGGCGAACAAACTCTCGCTCGGGCTGGTGATTGGCGGCGCCGTCGATTCCTCCCTGGGCGCTGCCTTCAAGAATGTCAGCGGCGAAATGAAAAAGCTTGAGGCGCAAACCACCCGCGCCAAAGGTTTGCAGAAAGTCATCGGCGAAACCATGCGTCTGCGCGATGAATGGAAAAAAGCCCACGACAGTGGCGCGGCCAATGCTGACGCCTTGCTCAGAAAGCTGGAAACCAACACCAACAGCTTGCGCAAGCAGGGTGTCGAAGTCGGACGCCTGCGTCAGGAGTACCTGGCGCTGGGCAAGGTGGTGCGCAGTGCCGAGTTCAAAGCCAAAGGCATGGGGCAAATCGAAGAGGGGCGGGAGAGCCTGCGCAGCGGATTTGGTACGGCGGTGGCCGGTACCACGCTGGCCGCGGTACCGACCAAGGTCAGCGCGGATTTTCAGGCGATCATTCGCGACATCGCAATCAAGTCCGGCACCGCCAACACCCAGCAGGAAATGGACACCGCCCGCGACATCGTGCAGACCTCAAAAGATACTGGCATGGCCAACACCCAGGTGGCCGACCTGGTGAATCAATTGGTCGGTGGCGGCATGGTGTTGACCGAAGCGCTGAAGTACGCCCCGGTGGCCGCCAAGTTTGCGGTCGGGCAGGGCGCGTCGGGCACCGACACGGCGAAAATGATTCTGGCGATGCAGAACAACGCCAAGATCACCGACCCCCAAAAAATGGAACAGGCCCTGGCGTCAGTTGCCCTGCTGGGCCAGCAAGGCAGCTTCGAGGCGGCCGACATGGCCAAGTGGTTTCCGGAGTTGTTGGCGCAGATGGCCAGCAGCGGCATCACCGGTCAGGAGGCGGTGACCCAGCTGGGCGCCATGTTGCAGGTGCAGATCAAGAGCGCCGGCAGCGCTGATGAGGCGGCGAACAACCTGAAAAACTGGATTGCGAAAATCGGTTCAGGGGAAACCGTCAAAGGTTACGCCGATGCCGGGATTGACTATCAGGGCTCGATGAACGCCGCCATTGCCAAGGGCTTGTCGACCTTCGAGGCCAGCTTCGAACTGGCGCGCCGGTATGTGGAAAAGACCGATCCGAAAAAGGCCAAACAGCTGGATCAGGGCCTGACCCAGATCAGCCAGGAGACGGACCCGGCCAAGGCGCAAGCGATGGCCGATGCCCTGGCCGCCACTTTGCGTACCGGCGATCTGTTTGCCGACATGCAGGTCAAGACGGCCCTGATGGCGTACACCCAGAACAAAAAATTCTACGCGGAGCTGAAAAAAGGCGCTTCGGACCCCGACGGCCCGCGCAAGGACATTCTCGACAAAAACCTGAACGAACGTCGCGAGAGCTCGTCGCAACGTTGGGCCGAAACCGGTCAGGCGTTCAACGATTCGCTGCGGGCGATCGGGGATGCCCTGCGGCCGGCGACGGATGCGCTGGCGACCGGTATCGGTGCGACGGCGCGTGGCTTGACCGCCTTGTCCGAGGAGACGCCCAAGGTGGTGTTGGGCCTGGCTGCAGTGAGTGCCGGAGCCTTGCTGGCGGGCAAGGCCTGGGCCACGCTGAAGATCGGGCGGGGGCTGGTGAACATCGCGCGCGGTTCGGCCGGCGACCGGTCCAACATCGTGCAGCGGGTATTCGTGACCAACGCGAATGACGGCGATGATGACGGGGTGGATCACGGCAAAGAAGGGACGGGCGGAAAGGGCAAAGGCCCTGCAAGTCGACTGTCCCGTGGCATGAAAGTGGGCGGGGCGCTGGCGGTGGTCGGTGCCGGCGTTCAGATGCTGGACACTTACCAGAATGCGACCACCCGCGATGAAAAGGCCGAAGGCTACGGCGAGGCGGCGGGTGGGCTGGCCGGTGGTTTGGCCGGTGCAGCGGCCGGAGCGGCCATCGGCTCGGTCATCCCGCTGCTCGGTACCGCGGTGGGCGGGATGATCGGTGCCTGGCTCGGGGCGATGGGCGGCGGTGACGTGGGCGCGACCATGGGCAAGGCGTTGTTTGGCGGGCCGGACACGCCGGTCGTACCCAAAGCACCGCTCGGCCTCTTTCCCATGGCCGCCGGCCAGGGGGTGGGCGCGGTCGTGCGCTTGATGGACAACGCCCCCACCGCGCCGATCACGGCGGCGGCATTGATGTCGAGCACCGCGGCTAAGGCACCCAAATGGCCGAAGGTCGATCAGCAATTCACCTTCGCCCCAGCCCCGGTGTTTCAGGTGCACGGCGATGTGAAAGACCCGGCGCAGTTGGTCCAGGAATTGATGCCGTACCTGCGCCGTCAGTTTGACGACTTCGCCCGGGAGGCGCGTGACCGCCAGTTGTTTGATGCGCCCCATGTGGGCTAAGGAAGTGTTATGGCGGATGAAAAAACTTACCTGCAGCACCTGCAAGGCGGGCTGAAGTACATGGTCGACGCCGGTGAAGCCGGTCGCACTGAGCTCGAGTCGATGACCGGGCCCATGAATGGCGCGCTCAATGAGATCAGCGGGGCGGCCGATGCGCTGGAAGGTCTGCCCTTTATCAGCGAGGACCTGAGCGACA